GCTTAGGAGTTGATCATGACACTCTCTGGGGCATTGATCTTGACGATTGCGACGTGCGGTGGTGGTGCGCTGCTCGGGTACGCCGTCAGCGCCATCGCGTATCGGACGCTGGCCCCCTGGCGCCGATCCTGGTTTGGTGAATGATCAAATGGGACAGATCTCGACCGCGCTGGACGCATCGCTCGCGAGCGCGAAGCATCCCGACGAATCGGCCGCAATCGTGGCGTTGACCAGGAAATACGCCCGGCTGCTGGACCAGGCCGCGCCCAACGCCAAGTACCGGAAGGCCCTGACCCTGTTGGCCAAGGTGGTGGAGCACTACGCCGACACTGCGCGCATGACCCTGGTCGATGAGCGCGCACTGGAGGACATGGCAACTACGATCACGGTGGCGCTCGGGGAACACAGCGTGGCCAGCGACCTTGGCCCGAAGTTCCTCCAGGCGTTGACCTCGCTCGGACTGGCCGGCGCGGTGGCGGTCCCGGCCGCGAGCGGGGAGGTGAAGACCGGTGACAGCGCTGCCGACGAACTCGAGGCGCTCCGGGCCGCGCGCCGTGCTCGGGAGCACGGAGCCTAGGATCTGGACCCCGCCACTTCGGCCGCTGAACGAGGAGACCAGCGTCGGGTTCGAGCAGGTCCGGTTCGCCCGCAACGTGCTGCGCCGGCCGCCGGACCCGTGGCAGGAATGGTTGTGGATCCACGGTGGCGAACTGCGTGAGGACGGGTTGCCGCGCTACCACACCATCCTGACGTTGGCCGCGCGCCAGAACGGCAAGACCGAGACGCCGTCGATCCTGTCCGCGTACTGGCTGGCGGTGGACCGGCCAGGACTGATCGTGGGGACCTCGACCAAGCTAGAGTACGCGGCCGAGACGTGGGACAAGACCCGGAAGATCATTGAGAACTGTCGAGCCCTGCATACCTCCCACCTGGAAGGCCGCAAGTGGTGGGTCCGCGGGGCCGGCCTCACGGAGATGCGGTTCCTGTCGCAGGAGGACGACGATCCCACGATCGAGCGCCGGTACCGGATTGCCGCCGCGAACGAGGAAGGGGCCCGGTCGCTGACCGTGCGGCGCGCGATCGCCGATGAGCTGCGCCAGCACGAGAGCTACGCCGCGTGGTCCGCCCTGGAGCCGGCCACGGAGGCGGTGGCGGACTCGCAGATCTGGGCACTGAGCAACGCGGGCAGCGACAAGTCCGTAGTGCTGAACGACCTCCAGGGCGCCGCGCACGAGTTCATCGCCACCGGCCGTGGGGATCCCGGTGTAGGGATCTTCGAGTGGAGCGCGCCCGACGACGCCGACCCGGAAGATCCGGCCGCGCTGGCGATGGCGAACCCGAACTACGGTCGCCGGATCAACGCCGAACGCATGCAGAACAAGGCCCGGTCCGCGGTGGCCAAGGGTGGCGAGGCCCTGACCCTGTTCAAGACCGAGAGCATGTGCATCCGGGTCAAGGTCATGAACCCGGCCGTCGACCCGGGGATGTGGCTGCGCTGCCGCGTCCCCGGCACGTTGGACGAGGCCAAGACCCGCGTGGCTGCCTGTCTCGACGTGGCACCGGATGGTGGGCACGTCACGCTCTCGGTGGCCGCCGTCCTCCAGGACGGACGGGTTCGGGCCGAGGTGGTCGGATCTTGGGATTCGACGGTGGCCGCCCGCATCCAGCTCCCGGGCCTGCTGGGCCGCGTCCGCCCGGTGCTGTTCGGCTGGTTCCCGCAGGGGCCGGCCGCCGCCATGGCCGGCGACCTGCACCTCCCGGACGGCTTCACGCCGGACCGGTGGAAGCGGGTGGCGCAGCCGATCCAGGCGGAGATGGCCGCCGCCTGCATGGGCCTAGATGATCTTGTTCGGGGGAAGGCCTTCCTGCACTCCGGTGACATGCTGCTCGACCAGCACGTGGGGGAGTGCGAGCGCGTGAAGCGTGGGGCCCGGTGGGTCTTCGGCAGCGCCTCCGGTGGCCACATCGACGCGGCGTACTCCGTGGCCGGCGCCGTCCACCTCGCCCGCATGCTGCCCCCGCCAGCTGGCCGCCCGCGGCTCGTGGTAGCGGGTGCGGAGTAGGGGCTCCGCTTTTCACCCCGTCCGTGTACCATGCGCATCCATGGGGATCAAGAGAGCGCTCGGGAAGATGCTCGGCTTCAGTGCCGATCCGGCGCCGCGCCCCATCGCAGACGTGATCTTGGAAATGAACGCCCGGGGGCTGCTCCCGCGGGCCGGCCGCCCGGAGGCGCTCTCCGTCCCGGCCGTGCTCCGGGCGCGCAACCTGATCTGCTCGACCGCGACGCTCCCCCTCGTGCAGCGCGACGGCGATCAGAAGCGGGTCAGGCTGCCGCTGCTGGAGCAGATCGACCCGGACGTGGCCAACGTGGTGACCCTCTCCCAGACCCTGGAAGATCTGATCTTCGAGGGTCTCTCGTGGTGGCGGGTTCTGGCGCTCGGCGCCGATGGGTACCCCGTCTACGCCCAGCACCTGGACTTCTCGTCCGTGCAGATCCAGCAGCGGACCGGCTGGCCGGCGCCGCTGCCGGGCGGGTTCGACCCCCGCGGCGCCGACATCTACGTCAACGGTGAGTTGATCGCTGACCCGGCCGCCGAGCTGATCCGGTTCGACTCGCCGAACCCCGGGCTGCTCCACTCCGGCGGCCGGACCATCCGGCGTGCTGTGCTGCTGGACACCACGTCCGCGCTCTACGCGGACAATCCCCGGCCGCTGGACTACTTCTCGCCCACGGAGGGTGCGGACCCGGCAACCGACCAGGAAGTCCAGCAACTCCTTGACGACTGGAACCGCGCGCGCAAGAACCGCACCACTGCGTACGTGCCGTACGCCCTGAAGTACAACGCGGTGGACACGCCCACGCCGGCCGATCTCCAGCTGATCGAGCAACAGCGGAAGGCCGCGCTCGACATCGCGAACATGACCGGTCTGGACCCGGAGGATCTCGGCGTCTCCACCACGTCCAGGACGTACCAGAACGCCACCGACCGGCGCCAGGACCGCATCAACGACACGTATGCCCCCTACATGGCCGCTATCGCCGAGCGCCTGAGCATGGGCGACGTGACCAAGCGGGGGTACAGGGTCGGCTTTGACCTGGACAAATACCTGCGCGTCGATCCCCTGACGCGGGCGAAGGTCTACCAGCTGGCCGGCGTGGGACCGTGGATGGACGCGGACGAGGCCCGTGCCGAGGAGGAGATGCCGCCGCTGACCGCGGCCCAGCGGGCCAGCCTCGCGCCGCCGGCTCAGCCCGCGCAGCTCCCGGACAACGTGGTCCCGATCCGCCGTACCGCGAACATGGGCGCCGAGGATTCTGACCTGCTGGTCTTTTCGATGGACGCGCTCCCTCCGCTGCACGTGGACATGGAGCGCCGGATCATTGAAGGCGTCGTGGTGCCGTACGGTGCTGACAAGATCGCCCGCAAGAACGGGTACCGGTGGCGGTTCCAAATGGGCAGCCTCGTCCCGCCGGCCGAGCTGAAGCGCAACAAGGCGCTCCGGGACCACGACAACGCGCAGCCGCTCGGCTACCTGGTGTATCACCAGGAACGGCCGGAGGGGATGTTCGCCCGATACAAGATCAAGGAAGGCCCGGACGGCGATCGCGCCCTTGCGGAGGCGCGCGATGGCATCCGGGACGGGTTCTCGGTCGGAACCGAGATCAACGACGCCATCCCGGACCCGCTGAATCAGGGCGTGTACCTCGTGGCAGTAGGCGGCGCGGCATGGCGGGAGACCTCCCTGTTGGCCGTACCGGCGTTCGACGATGCTCGCGTGACCAGAGTGGCCGCGGGCGCAGACAAGGGAGACCAGATGGAAACGTGCGCCACGTGCGGCGCGAGCCTGACCCCGGGCGCGGCGCACACCTGTCCGCCCCCGGCCGCGCCGGTCTCGGCGCCGCCGGCCCCGACCCCGGCCAACTTCGCGCTCAATCCGGAGCAGACGGCACAGCTCATCGCCATGCCGGGCGTGCTACAGGCCCTGGCCGGTGTTCCGGCCGCGCAGTCCGGCAACGCCGGCCCGAACGGGCCGGCGAACTTCGCGCTCTCGCAGGAACAGATCGGCGTGCTGGTCGGGATCCCCGGCGTGCTGCCGATGCTGCTCGGGCAGGGCGCGCCGGTCCCGCAGCCGGAGCAGCGCGAGCGCGTCAACCCGGTCCGTCCGGGCACCGCCACCACGTTCGTCCGCGAGGAAGAGCCGTACCGGTTCGACCGGAAGGGCAACCTGACC